GCCCTCTGATCTATTTAAAACGTTTGCGGGTAACCAAACAAAAATAACAAGGAGATAATCGATGCAAGAAGCGAGAAACGAGAAGCAAGTAGCAACAAAGAAAGCTGCACCTCTACCTTCAACAATAATGTTTGAAGAAGATGCGCACGCAGGTTTTGAGAATGTAAAGCAAGGAAGTTTAGCTTTACCAATCTTGAAACTTTTACAAAATGGTTCTGCTGAAGCACAAAAGAGAAATCAAGCTTATGTGCAAGGTGCTGAGCCAGGAATGTTACTGAACACAGTAACAAAGAAAGTTTATGATGGTGCAAAAGGAATAGATGTTATTCCATGCCATTATAGATTGGAGTACCAAGAATGGTCAGACTTTGGAACAGGATCAGGAAGACCTGAACAAATCTATCCAGATACTTCGGATATATTGACTAAAACAACTAAAGATCAAATGGGTAAAGATAGATTACCAAATGGTAATTATATTTTAACTGTTGGTCAGCATTTTGTTTTAATCTTGGATAATGGTACCACTGAATCTGCTTTAATATCTATGAGTTCATCTCAAGGTAAGATTAGTAGAAAGTGGAATGCTATGATGATGTCCATCACTTTAGATGGAAAAAATGGTGTATATACGCCACCATCATTTAGCCACATTTATAAGATAAATACCGTATTGAATTCCGGAAAAGGAAATCAATGGTATGGGTACAACATTCAAAAAGTTGGTCCTGTGCAAGATCAAGCGGTGTATGAAAGAGCTAAACAGTTCTATCAATCACTAGCTAACGGAAAATAGTCAAACCTCTTGGGTGGTAGAAATACCACCCAAATAAATACGAGTGGAATATGTTAGAAAGATTTAAAGAGATATTTGCTGGGCTGCAAACAGCTTACGGCCAAACTAAAGTTACAGAAGAATTTTCTGAAAACGGTAAACACGAAGCTAAATCATTTACAATAAAAAAACCAGTAACTGATTTATTATGGCAAGCACATTTAAACGGTGATGAGCCAGCATTAGGAATAGTTCCAATTAGAGAAGATAATAAGTGTAAATGGGGATGTATTGATATTGATACTTATCCATTTGACCACAAAGCTTTCATTAAAAAAATTAGAGATAAAGATATTCCTATGATTTTATTTAGATCAAAATCAGGTGGAGCTCATGTATTTTTATTTACAAAAGAATTTGTGGCAGCAAGTTTAATGAGAGAAAGATTAAAAAAGATTGCAGGAATATTAGGATATGCGAAAGCAGAAATATTTCCTAAACAAGATTACATTAGAGCTGAACGAGGAGACACAGGAAGTTTTTTAAATGTTCCTTATCATGGAAGTAATAAATCAGTTAGATTTGCATTTGATGATAATGGTGAACCATTAAAGGTAGAAGATTTTTTTAAACTTTATGTTCAATATTCTTTAACTGAAAAAGAATTATTTAATTTAAAAATTTCTGAAACAGATAACACAGATGATTTATTAAAAGGTGCGCCGCCTTGTTTACAAACAATTTTAAAAGATGGAATGCCAGAAGGCGGAAGAAATGACATGATGTATAACATTGGTGTTTATTTAAAGAAAAGATTTCCAAATGAATGGCAAGCAAAGATGTATGTTTATAATGAACAATACATGAAACCACCACTTCAACATGTAGAAATAACTAGGTCCATAGAATCTGTAGGTAAAAAAGATTATCGTTATAAATGTAAATTAGAACCTATTGTTAGTTTTTGTAATTCTAAATTATGTTCTAAAAGAGAATTTGGGGTTGGAGATGATGTTCCACCACCAGAAATAACAGGAATAAGTAAATATCCATCAGATCCACCATTATATTTTGTTAATATAGATGGTGATAGTGTTGAAGTAGATGATGTTACATTACATGATCCAGAAAAATTTTCAGTGGCGTGTATGAATCAAATATCTAAACCAATGCTTCCATTAGGTAAAATTATATGGAGAAAACAATTAGTTAAATTATTTGAAAAGCTTCAAGTATTAGATGCACCTGATTCTGCAAAAGTAGATGTACAAATAAAAGATTTATTGGCTGACTTTATAAACAAAGCTCCTGGTAAAAAATTAACTGATATAATGAGAGGTTTACCTTTTACAGAAGATAATATCACTTATTTTAAATTCTCAGATTTTTGGAAGTACCTACAAAGATCAAAGTCTTGGACATTACAAAAACAAAAAACATTAAGATTATTAAGTGAATTGTTTGGAGCAAAAGAAGATAGAGTGTTTATAGAAAAGAAAGTTATTAGAACAATGAAAATGGAAACTATTAAATTAGATAAACCAAATGTAAGACAAACAAAAATGAAAGAATCTAGTTTAGTATGAAAAGAATAATTATTCCAGGGCCTCCTGGAACAGGTAAAACATATCATTTGACTAATCACTATTTAAGAAAAGAAATAGAAGAATATAAAACGCCTACAATTAAAATTGCATACATTACATTTAGTAATGCTGCAACGACTGAGGCTAAGAAAAGAATAGAAAATTTATTTCCAACTTATGATATTAAAAAGAATTTTCCTTACATATCTACAATGCATTCTTTAGGCACAAGACAATTAAATATAGATACAAATACACGATTGTTAAAAGATTCTAAATGGAAAGCATTTAAAAACTTTTCACAAATATGTAGAGACATGTCTTTTGAATCATATGTAAATGATTCTGGTGTACCTCAATATAAAAATCACCACATGAAAATTATTGAATATGCTAGAGCTAAAAAAATTCCTATTGTTGATGCAGCCATAGAATTAGATTTGCAACATTCTATTGATATATGGTTAACAGAACAAATTGATGCCGATTTAAAATCATATAAAGAACAAACAGGGATGATTGAATATTCCGATATGATTAAACAGTTTGTCGAGAAAGATAAGTGTCCCCCACTCAACGCTGTCTTTCTAGATGAAGCACAAGATCTGAATCCTCTGCAATGGGATATGTTCTTTTACATTGAATCAAAATGTGAAAGATCTTACATTGCAGGGGATGACGATCAAACCATATATACTTTTCAGGGTGCGGATGAAAATATATTTATAAATTTACAAGGTGAAAAAGATCCAAGAATAGAATCAAGAAGGGTTCCTAGAGCAGTTCACAAAGAAGCTTTAAGTATTTTAGAACATATTAACAATCGAATGGTTAAAGATTGGAAACCAAGAGATGCAGAAGGTAAAGTATTTTATAATCAAACAATGGATAACATAAATTTTAATTCAGGAAACTGGATGATATTAGCTAGAACTAACAAAATGTTATATCCAATAAGGGATTATTTAACTTCTTTAAACCTAAGATTTGATAGTAAAATCAATGACTTATTGCCAAATCAATTATTAGAAGCTTATAGAATTTGGGTAAGATTAAATGAAGGAGCTTCTGTTGGTGGAGATGAAGCAAAATTAATTTATGAATATTTAAGTTATAAACTTAAACATGTTAAAAGAGGTTTTTCAGAAGGTAAATCATTAGAGAATGTAAATTATGTAGATCTTGATGATCTTAGAATGGATCATGGATTAGAAATATTTGGAAGTTGGGAACAGTTAAACATTCCAGAAGAAAGTAAATTATATATGAAATCATTAATAGCAAACGGAGATAATCTTTTTGATAAACCAAGAATTAAAGTATCTACAATACACAGCGTGAAAGGTGAAGAATGCGACAATGTTGTTTTGTTTACTGATTTAGAAAGAGTCATATACGAATCAGCAAGAAGAAATCCTGATCCAGAACACAGATTGTTTTTTGTAGGTGTAACCAGAACAAAGGAGAACTTATATATCATGCAACCAACAGAAGAATATAACTATAGCGTAGGAGACCCAATATGAGTAATGATGTGTTTTTTAAACAAATTGGTGGCAAACATTATAAAAAATATAAAATACAACCTTCTATCTTTATCAATGAAAATAAGATACTGTTTGCAGAAGGAAACGCTATTAAATATATTTGCAGGCATCAAGACAAAGGTAAAAAGCAAGATCTTTTAAAAGCAATTCATTATATAGAAATGATAATGGAAAGAGATTACAAAGAATGAAAGGAAAGAAAATGGCAGTATTTGATTTAGGATTGTTTACAGTGTTGTGTATATATTGTTTTTTAATGATGGTTATATAAATGTTTGAAGCTCAAAAAGAATGGATTTGTCCAGATAATTTTCCAAGTTTAAAAGGCTATAGTCATGTAGCTATTGACTTAGAAACTAAAGATCCAGAACTTAAATCAATGGGATCCGGAGCTGTTAGAGGACAAGGTAATATTGTTGGTATCGCTGTCGCTGTTGATGGATGGTCCGCATATTATCCAATTGCTCATGAAGGCGGTGGAAATATAGATAAAGATAAAGTCATGTCTTGGATCAAAGAAGTTTGCGCTGCACCCAATACTAAATTATTTCATAATGCAATGTATGACGTATGCTGGCTTCGAGCGGCGGGCGTCGAGATTAATGGTGAGATTGTAGATACAATGGTTATGGCATCATTAATTGATGAGAATAGATTATGGTATTCATTAAATAGTGTTGCATTTGATTATTTAGGTAAAACAAAAAATGAAGCAGCATTGAATGAAGCAGCTCAGTCCTGGGGAATAGATCCTAAATCTGAAATGTATAAACTTCCTGCGATGTATGTTGGATCTTATGCTGAAAAGGATGCTGAATTAACATTAGAATTATTTAAAGTATTGAGTAGAGAAATCGAAAATCAAAAACTAAAAAATATACTTAAATTAGAAACAGATTTATTTCCATGTCTTATTGATATGAAATTTAAAGGAGTCCGAGTTGATGTAGAGAAAGCAAAACTCCTGAAACAAAAGCTAACATCACAAGAAAAAGACTTATTATTAAAAGTAAAACAAGAAACAGGGATAGACCCTCAAATTTGGGCTGCAAAATCAATTGCCACAGTTTTTGATAAATTAGGTTTACACTACGAAAGAACCGAGAAATCATTAGCACCTTCTTTCACAAAGAATTTTTTACAAGAACACAAACACCCTATAGTCCAAATGATTGCAAAAGCAAGAGAAATAAACAAAGCTCATACAACTTTTATTGATACAATTTTAAGATTTGAACACAAAGGTCGTATTCATGCTGATATCAATCCAATTAGATCTGACTCAGGTGGAACTGTTACAGGAAGATTTAGTTATTCTAATCCAAACTTACAACAAATACCTGCAAGAAATAAAGATTTAGGACCAATGATTAGATCATTATTTATACCAGAAGAAGGTCATAAATGGGGTTGTTTTGACTATTCACAACAAGAACCAAGACTTGTTGTGCATTATGCAGCTACAGAAGAACCTATATGCAATGATGAAGCAGTTGAAAACATTGTAGATAGATTTAATAATAATAACGTAGACTTCCACCAAACAGTTGCAGATATGGCCGGTATATCTAGATCACAAGCTAAAACAATTAATTTAGGTTTATTCTATGGAATGGGTAAAGCTAAATTACAAGCTGAACTTGGTTTGTCTACAAAAGCAGAAGCAGAAAATTTATTTAATCAGTATCATGACAATGTACCTTTCGTAAAAGAATTAATGTCACACACATCAAGATTAGCAAATACAAATGGTTACATTAAAACTTTATTGGGAAGAAAATGTAGATTTGATAAATGGGAGATAGATGAATTTAGAATGGGAGTAATGTCTACCCCAATGACAAAAGAAGAAGCTACACAAAAATTTATAGATAATTGGTTAACTAAATATCCTGAAGCAGATGTAGAAAAATTAAAAGCTAATCCTAAAATTAAAAGATGTTTTACATACAAAGCATTAAATAAATTAATACAAGGATCTGCAGCAGATATGACAAAGAAAGCAATGTTAGATTTATATAAAGAAGGAATTGTTCCACACATTCAAATACATGATGAATTAGATATTTCTGTTATAGACGATGATCAAGCAAAGAAGATTGTTAAAATAATGGAAAACGCCGTACCTTTGGAAATCCCCAACAAGGTAGATTATGAAAGCGGTGAAACATGGGGAGATATTTATGGTTGATTATGGCATATTTAAATGCAAATATACCTCCAATCTACTGTAAGATAAGGAGAGAATACTTATATGACTTACGACAACATCAAGGAGAAACTGAAGACTGCGTGGTATTTGCTTTGGGGAGTATTAGCGGGCGTGCGACGTTGTTTCATTGTTTACTCAGCAACGGTGCAATATATTGGAGACTTCCTATCTCTGCTTTTGTTCAAAGAAGAGTCGGCAGTGATGTGTATAGCACACCGATGGAACATCAAGATCTCGACGATCTTCAGCTATGGAATTCATTTAGTTATTATCCTAGCGTTATTGTTTTTGATTTTTTAAAAGGTCAAAGATGCAAATATCTAAGTAAATCAAAGAAATTTATTCATGGCGAATATTTATTTACTATTGACTGGGCGCATCCAGATAGTAATATCTTGGATACAGAACACTCTGAAATCCCTCATGAACATAAGTGCGGGCATGTTCTGGCTCTTGATAACGGTAATTACGCTATCATGCCTAACAATCGCATTCTGTGGAATGTGCCTAGTTTTACTACTTCATCACATTGGCCTGATTATAAGGTACAAACTTCTAGGTGGAATGTGGAAAACAAAGGCTGGATAACAGAGGACTCTGATAATATGTTTTATCAAGTTAATGAAGTCGACAAAGATTAATTGTATCAACAATACAACAGCTGGATGCTGTTTATTAAATCACTGTAAATGCTATGACAACAAAGATTGTAACAATCTGGAAGTATTTGATAATAGCCCTAGTGGCATTCTTGCTAGGTACATTCTTTCCGAACCCGATAGCGAAGAAGAAGACAGAAAACGCCATTATCGCCTGGGCTAAAAGCCTAGGGTTTGGACCTCCAAG